TTGACGAGGAGATCGCCCGTGAGGCGCGCGGCTGGCTCGAGCGGCTGCAGTACGCTCAGGTCATCCACTTCGACGACGCCGGACACGTGGAGCACGACCAGCGAACTCGCGGCGAGTTCACCGAGGGCTTGAAGCACTTACTTGATACCTCACGGGCCGTTTGGGCGGTGTCGTCGAATCGCTCATACACAGAAATGCAGCAGCATCCAGACCTAAGCGGCACAGTCGCTAGTCGCCTGATTCACGGCGCGGATATCGTGACCATGAAGGGCATCGACTACCGTGTGAAGCCGGACCCGAAGGGCGACGGTGGAGAGTAAGCGCCCGCATAAATGGCCATGCGTGTGCCAGGACTGTTGTGCGCCGTTCGATCCGAATATGGACTTCACGGGCGAACCAGGCGTGTTTCGCGCGGACAAGTCTAAGCCGGTTCCCGACGGTATGCCGCTGGCTGAGTTCTTACGCGAGATTATGCGAATGGCGTGCAAGGCTACGGGCAAGACGGAGGAGCAGTTGAAGGCGATGGCGAGACAGATGGGCGACCCGTTTCGCGAGTGGAAGGCGGAGCCTGCGCGGCATTGGACCGATGATGATGACGAACGTGAACCCGGAGAAGAAGGATGACCTTCACCGACCACGGCATCGCCACGTGCTCGTGCGGCGTCGAGCGGCGTCTATACGCGCCCGAGACGCGGCCCGACGTGCGCTGGTGCCTGCCTTGTGTGCGGCGGTGGATGCGCCCGCAAATCAACATCCCGCTGTTTGGCGTGGAATCAGATGCGCGGCGACACATAAGCATGAAGAGGCGCGAGCAGAATCGCGAGCATCAAAAGACGTATCGCAACAAAGTGCGATTAGCGGGGCTGTGCTGGAAGTGCAAGGCGCCAAATGCGAACGGCCGGACGGCGTGTGATAAATGCCGATCCGCAGAGGTTGCACGGGTTCGCGCATATCGCTTGGCGCATCGATAACAACCGCCGCACGTGCGCGGCCTAGGAGGAGTAAGAGATGAGTAGCAGCGATTTTACGGTATCGAAAACATGGTCGATGATCGTCGGAAGCGCCGATAAGCCACTAAGGGCTGATTACAGTGGCCGCGCGTCCGAGCTGTGTCTGAGTCGCGGTGGTTCGGTAATATATCTACCAGTGGCCTATGCTCGCGAGCTTCACGCGTGGCTGGAAGACATCTTCTCCGGGATCCCGAAATGACCCGCCGTTCGCGCTGGCCGTCTGAATGGCCCGGTGTCATCTGCGGCGAATGCGCACAGATGGACGATGAAGAGTTAGCCGTGGTCGAACTAACCGATGTGGATCCGATAGTGTTCACGAATGGCGTTAATGGCTATGAGGGCAAGAACTGCGTCGAGTATCCCGGATGGGCGCCAGTCGTTGGCTGCACGCACGATGCGTTGTATCCGATTCCGCTGACGAAGGCGGCAAAGAAAATGTTGGCAATCGCGAGGGCGAAATGATCATCGTCAGCCCGCGCCAATACCACATGCTGCGCCGCATCGAATCGGGCGTTAGTCCTGACGATGCCGCGCGTGAATGGGACATTGCTGAGGCGATAGTGCAGGCGTTCAGTGCGTTTTATCCAACATTTGCTGAGGGATTCAAGGAGTTGATGGACCAATGAGTAAGTTGATTAGTGACGCCGAAATCGCGCGCCTGGCGGAGTTGGAGAGCAAGGCGACAGCGGGCGAGTGGCGCGTGTCAATGTCGGGATATAGCGTTAAGTCTAACGACGTTGACGTGCCAATCGTGGCCAGTATTCCCAGCGGCGTGAATGCGCGACCGGTTGATATTGAGCGCTGGTTGCCGAACGCTGATCTCATCGCCGAATCCCGAAACGCGCTTCCCCGCCTTCTCGACTCGCTGCGGCGCTATAAGGAGGCATTGGCGATTGCGCGGCCATGCGTCGAATCGGAAGAGAGCTGGCGATTGAGCGCGGCCCGCATTCGCGAACTCGTGGGGGACGAATGAGCAAGACGTTTGATGTTCAAGAGGCGAAAGAATTTCGTGATCAGATCGCGCGTGAGCTTGCGAGTACCGCGTTTGTGCACGTTAAAGGCGGTCGGTATCTCGTCGCGGATGTGGCCGTAGAAGAAGCCACCGGAGATCTAACCATAGTCTATGTCTCGGTGGCTACCGGATGGCGCTGGTCGCGTCCTTTGCATGTATTCCGCGAGCGATTCAAGGCCGTGCCGCTTTGACCCGTTTCCCTTCTATAACACTCCCCTATCCCATCGACCGCGCCGTATGGCTGGCCTCGGTTATCGCGCGAGCCGTTGTGATGATGGCGGTTGCGGGGACGGCGTTGGTTGCGGTGGAGACAGCAAAGGAGATTGTGAAGCATGTCTAAGTGCATCGCGTGTCGCGGTGGATCTTGCGTGCAGCACGGACCGACGCCAAGCGCTCAATTCTTCGCCGCGTTAGAGGGCGATGCAGTGCCGATGGCTATGGACCCGCGGCATATTAAGACCGAAGACGGTTGGATTGACCTTCGTGATCCCCGCGACACCGAAATCGCCGCCCTCCGTGCGCAGCTGGCGGACGCGGTGAAGGTGGTGGATGCGGCGCGAGATGTGATGGCGGCATGGGACGATACGAAGGTTGACGATTTTGATTTGGGGCGTCGAGAGAATGCGCTCGTAACGGCGCTTGCCGCCTACGACGCCAAACACAAGGAGCCCGCGAAGTAATGAAGCGTGTATTTGTTGAAAGTCCTTACGCTGGCGACGTCGCCACGAACGAGGAATATGCCCGCGCCTGCATGAAAGACTGTATCGACCGCGGCGAGGCGCCATTCGCGAGTCACCTGCTCTATACGCAACCTGGTGTCTTGGATGATACCAAACCCGAGGAGCGGAAGAAGGGCATCGAGGCAGGATTCGCATTTCGTGCGGCGACTGATAAGACCGTGGTCTACATTGACAAGGGGCTATCGGGTGGCATGAGGGCGGGAATTGAGCATGCATTAGCCATAGGACACCCGATTGAATACCGCACACTGAGGCAGCACTGATGTTCCACGTCGTCCTAGTCTTCCTGTTCCTCCCGCCCGTCGCCATTGCGGTCATGATCGCAATCGACTGGTTATCGCGCTGGCTGGCGATTGGGATGCAGTGGGCGATCGACCTATGGCATTGGCCGGCGCGAAGGCTGTATGAGAAGCGGAGGCGGATGTGGGAGAGCTTGCAGCCGCATTCGGGGGAATGCCCGTATCGCGGGAGGGTAGCAACCGGGAAGGCGTGGGAGTGGCATCGGGACTGGATATCTCGGTACCTGAAGCGCTGATGCCGCGGTTTGTGCGCAATCGCAAGGACGGTAATCACCACCCAATCGTGCAGGCGCTAGAGGCGGCCGGCGTGAAGGTGCGTGACCTATCCGAGGCTGGCGGTGGTACTAGCGACTTGCTCACCTTGTTTCGCGGCGAACTCAGGTTGATCGAGATCAAGAATCCGGAGAAGCCGACGCATAAGCCGCGGTTGACGAAGCTACAGGAAAAGTTTCGTGAGGCGTGGCCGGTGCATGTGGTGACCAACGAACAAGAGGCGCTTGCGGCGCATGGATTGGGTGAAGAATGAGCACCATCAAAAAGAACCCGCTCGACGACCTGGATATGAAACATCCGCTGCGTGACCCGGAACTCGCCAAGAAGATGGCCGAGGAGACGCGCAAGCGGATCGAGGAACGCACGAAGATGTGGCGTCCACGGCCATACGATCCAATTGGTGACCTACGGGAATGGGTTAGCGAGTTGCAGGCGCGCATCGCGAAACTCGAATCCGAGTTGGCGGCGCTGCGGGAGGGCAAGTGACGAATACCAACAGTCTGATCGTCATGCATGCGATGTCACGTTATGCCTTCGACCTGTGGGAGTTGATTTGGGATCACTACGACGAACTGTCGATTGATGACAGGGGAGCCGTCGAATACGATCGGGAACACATATTGCTTGAGTTACTTCCTCCCATCGAGATCAAATGACCGATTGTCGCTACCGTTCGCGAAAATCTATGGCATGGTGGAATTAAGGGAGGATTCAATGTGGCACGTTAATCCTGGGGGTCCGCAATGACAGGCCACCCCTACCGCTGTCGAACATGTCAACGCGGTTCGCCGTACGTCTTCTGCTCCAACGATTGCTTTCGCGCCAATCCCACCAAACGCTCCCGTTCAAGCTGCGCCGTCTGTAGCGACCGGGGCGGCGTACGCGGCAATATCGACTCCAATCGCATCTGCCCGCGCTGTCGCAAGGACCCGGCTAACTCCAAGTGGGTTCGCGCCCCGCGTCGCGAGTTCAATGGCTTTGATGCTGACTTCTTTGAGGCTGCTAGTCGTGGCCTAGAGATGGTCGAGTCTCGCCCGCATCGTGGACCACTGGCGATTCGTATTGTTCGCCTGATAGCCGGCGGCGTGCGTTACCGCGAAATCGTCGAATTGCTGCAGTGTAGTCGGCAGTATGTCGATAAAGTGGCGACATATTGGAACAAAGAGACCGACGGCAGGCTACGCATGATCCGGCAAAGGGCGATAATGGGCTGAAAATCCCTACTATGCCGGTGGCTCATAGAGAAATGACAGGGGCTCAACGCGAAAAGATTAACGAGATGTGGACCGAGTTTAAGTCCTGCTCACAATTCGCCACTATGTGGACACCGGTGGAGAACTGGCTGCATGCGCAGGCAATCCAGCGCGGCGTCCCGGCCCCGAAGTCGAACGAGCCCGAACCTGAACGTCCTGGCGCACCCATTGGCGCATCGTTCCGGTGGATGGAACTGATCGCGGTTGAGCCGTGGTTCTATCGCGAGCTTGGCATCGGAACCGCCGAAGACTATTTCGGTCCGCGTCAAGCCAAGCTCCGTTCCCGCCGACTAAAGCAGATTGCCGAGGCTGCTCGAGCCCAAGCCGCCGAAGAGAAGCGCGAAATCCTCAAGCGAACCGTTAAGTCGTGAGGTACGAATTGACCACGTACGAGGAAGACGAGATCGAGTTCGAACGGTGTCTTCAGGCGGCGCGTGATAAGTCGTACAAATGGGTGACGGGCAAGGCTGAGCGCCGCGACGTTGATGGTTGGTTTGATGCCATGGCGGATGTTGACGGTTGAGGAAACTGCGCTTCAAAGTCAGCCACCGTTCGCCGTTCGCGAAGCCCAAAAAGCCCCGCAAACCCGAGACGCCAGTCAAAGGCGATCGCGAGCGGGTGCAAAAGAAGACGAAGAGACGCAAATGACCACCTGGGCTGAGTTCATGCGCGAGATCAAAGACGAAGCCGAACGCGACGACGCGGCGTCTGAGTTGTTTGAGTTGGCCGAGAGCCTTCGTGGTCAGCGTTACGTGCTTCAAGGATTTCGGAACCCGAAGTTAACCCCCGAGCAGCTCGCTAACGAGGCTCGAAAGAAATGAAAATCCTCCTCGCAGTCGCCATCCTGCTCGCGTCCTGCTCCATCGCCGGCCCCGGTTCGCACGTCGATGCGGTTCGCGAGCCGACTGCTGACGCTGGTGGAACGCCGTGTGGCAACGCTGGCACCGTCTGCGCTGATGACGAAGTCTGCTACCACAACAATTGCCTGACGCTGTGCGGCTCGAGCACGTGCTGGGCGAAGTTGCGGACCGCGTATGAGCAGTGCGGGAACTAAGCGCCTAACCAAGCACCAGTTAGCCGAGATTGCCTACCTCGACGAAGAGATCCGCGCGATGTGGCGCATGCTCGGCGGGCTCGTGTGCGACTGCGGGCAACTCGCCGTAATGGGCTCGACGATGTGCGGGGCGTGTGCGGCTAGATTGCTGTGACGCTGTATCGCTTGATGCGGTGGCACTTCGCGTGGTGGGAGTGGCCGGTGGTTGTGGTGCTTTCGTTGTTCACGCGCGCGTCTACTAGGTAGTTAGGTTTCAAGGGTATGCATACATGCCGTTCGAAAAGGGCAATAAACTAGGCGGGCGCACCGAAGAGGGTGAGCGGCTTCGCAAGGCATGCCGCAAGGTCACTGAGCAGGCTGTCAGGGCATGGGTTGAGGCACTAGAGGCCACTGATGATAAAGGCGCTCCCGACCACGATATTAGGATAAAGGCCGCAGCGCATCTAATGGATCGTGGATATGGAAAGCCGGCGCAGGCTATCACTGGCCCCGACGGCGGCGCTATCCAAGTTGATGCCGTTGATGACCGTCGCCGACTCGAAGAGCTTCGCGCGCGTTACCCTGAACTCCTGAGCTTGCCGGGGAGCGATGAAAACGAAAGCGCTTGAATTCTATCGCCCGTCGCGTGACTGGTTGCAGGTGCGTTGCCCGTGTGGACTTTGGTCCAAAGAGCCGACTGACGCATGGACGGCGCGTAGCAAGCGACCCGGGTTCGAGTATGGGTGCGGCGAGGGCAGACTACATTATGTGTCGCAGTCGCAAGCCGCGCAGTTGCGCACACTGATCGAACACCCCGGTTGGGACTAATCCGGTGATGACTTGGACGATCAGGAAGTGCGCCGCGAGCTTGCCCAGTCGTTGTGGAAGGTTCGTGGTGTTCGTTCGCTGATTGAGTTTATCCCGATCGTAACGCCCTGGTATGGGGCGCCAATGCTTCATTTAGTCCCGCTTGCCGAACTCTTTTGGCGGGCGGGATGTGGCCAACGAATTCGCGCTCTGTCGTCAACGCCTCCACAGCATGGCAAGACGACGAGCATGCTGCACTGGATCGTCGCCTATCTTAGGGCGTTCCCGTGGCACAACGTCGCCTATGTTTCGTATGAAGCCGGCATCGCTTGGTCGAAGTCGCGCGAGGCCAGGGAGATTGCCGCCCGTGCAGGGTTGGACATCAAGCGCGGCTCCAACTCGGTAGGCGAGTGGAAGACATCCGACGGCGGCGGGTTCATCGCGACGTCAATCGGCGGCCCGCTGACGAGCAAGCGCGTTGATTTCTTGGTTGTCGACGATCCGCATAAGGACCGCGTGAGCGCGGAAAGTTCCACCTATCAGCAGCGCGCATACGAATGGTTTTCCGGCGTCGCCATGGCGCGTCTTACGAAGGATGCGTCGGCCATCGTTAATATGGCCCGCTGGGCGCAGGGCGATCTAATTGGACGCCTACTCGATAATCGCAAAGTTGACTGGAAGGTGGTCAACCTCAAGGCGATCGAAGTCGTCGACGGCCAAGAGCGAGCGCTATGGGAAGCGCAAAAGCCGCTCAAGTTCCTTCGCGAGCAACGCGACTCGGGTCTAATCCACCCGTATGACTGGGCGGCGCTATACGAGGGTAATCCTCAGCCCCGCGGTGGCGCGCTATTTGGCGAGCCGGCGCGTTACGACGTTATCCCGATGGACGCGAACAACGTCAAAGGATGGCGGTTCGCGATTGCGTGTGACCCGGCAGCAACGGCAAAGGACAGCGCGGACCATAGCGCGATTGTGGTCGTGGGCGCGACGGGAGACGGCGCCGATCAAAAGGTCTACGTGTTAGACGTTTGGCGCGGCCAGGTCGAGATTCCGGCCCTCGTCGAGAAGCTGAGGCAAGCACAGGCACGTTGGCGTTGTCCGGTGTGGATTGAGGCAGTTGGCGGGTTCAAGGCTGTCCCGCAAATGCTACGCGAAGTCGGCGCGGCATCTCGAGACAAAGGAACCGAGCAACTGCGCGTGTGCGAGGTGAACGGGCGCGGTGACAAGTTCACCCGAGCGCTCCCGGTTTCGGCTGCTTGGGGCGACGGTCGCGTGCTGGTTCCCCGCAACGAAGATGAGCACCCGTGGGTTCGCGACTTCCTAACCGAGGTCAAGCGGTTTACCGGCAAAGGCGACGCTCAAGACGACCAGGTTGACGCACTAGCACATGCCTTTGACGCCGTTGATCGTCGGGTGAACGCGATTGAACGCGGCGTCAGACGTGTGCCGGGTTCGTTCTAGGGGTTAGGCGATGCCACTCAAAAACGGCAAGAGCAAATCGGCCGTTTCTCATAATGTGAAGCAGCTGATTAAAGACGGCTATTCGCAGGCTCAAGCAGTCGCGATTTCGCTCAAAAAGGCCGGGCGTTCGAAGAAAAGCAAGTAGCACCAGGGAGCGCGCATTGATCGATTACAAGACGCTCTCGACTACTCGCCACCGCGCGTACGACGGCGACTACTGGTGCAAGATTCGCATTCTTTACGAGGGCGCCAAGACGCTGAAAGATGCGTTGGCCACGTCGTCGAAGGTGCGTACCGAGATCTTCCCGCAGCATCTCGGCGAGGAGCCTGACGTCTACGCGGAGCGGATCAAGCGCTCCTGCTATGTCAACTACCTGTCGCAGTTGGTTGACTACATCATTAGCGTGCTTTTCTCGGACCCGGTCAAGGTTACGGCCGGTGGCGACGGTGAAGATCTAAAACCGGGCTCGGTTGCGCCGTTCTACGAGGACTTTTATCGCAACACAGCGCAGCCTGGGTCGCGCCCGGTTACGTTTAACGAGGCGTTGCGCCGAGTGGCGCTCGACGCGCTGTTGTTTAAGCGTGCATGGCTCCTGGTCGAGTTTCCGAAGAAGCCGACCGACGCCGACGGCAATCCGATTGCACCTGCCAGCCGTTATGACGAGGAGCAACTAGAGGCTGGCGGGCAATACAAACGCGCCTATTGCTGCTCGGTCGATCCTGAGTGCGTCTATGACTGGGAACGCGCCGAAGACGGCGAGTTGGCGTGGGCGCTGATTCACGACAAGGACTACCCGCGGCCGACTGTTGACGCCAAACGCACCACGTGCGTTGAAACATTCACAGTGTACGACCGTAGCACTTGGACGCGCTACGTCTGGGAGTACGACGAGGAAAAGAGCGTCCCCAAGGACACTGACAAGCCGACGCGAGTGGAGTCGGGCCCGCACAACTTTGGCCGGGTGCCGTTGCTTGATTTCACGATCCCCGATGGCCTCTGGGCTGGCGGCAAGATGGAAAACATCGCCGTCGAACTGTTCAATAAGCTGTCGGCGCTGTCGTGGGGACAATATCGGTCGCTGTTTCAGGTTATCGCCGTCACACTGCAAGACGCTGACCCCAAGAACGGGTTTAGCCCGATCGCGGAAGACCAGAACCGCGCGATCAACCAGACGCTTGGCCCTGGGCGTGTGTGGGTGGGCGCCGAACGCGACCAGATTCGATACATCGGGCCTGACTCTGCACCGTTTGCCGAGGCGCGTGCTTATCTCGCTGAATTGCGCGATGAGATGCACCGTGTCCTGCACCAGATGGCGCAATCGGTCGACAACTCGGGAGCTGCGCTCAAGCGGTCGGGCGAATCGAAGAAGATGGACCGGGCGGCGGGCGCGATTGTGTCGCGCGAGCTTGGTCGCCTGTTTCGCGAGATTACCGTTGCGATTTACCAGACGATCGCGGCAGGTCGCAACGAACGCGATAAGGTGTGGTCGGTCTCCGGGCTTGAAAGCTACGACGAGCAGAGCCCGATGGACGTTATCACTGAGGCCGTGCAACTCGAAAATGTGAACATTCCGTCGCCGACTTGGCAGACGATCCATCGGCACAACCTGGCGATCAAGCTGACACCAGGGCTGACCGACGAGCAGCGCGACAGGGTTTACGAGGAAATCCAAGACACGCTCGCGTCAACCGCAGCGGCCAAGAGTCCCGACGAACAACGCGGCATCGTGCAGGCAACCGCGACGGCGCATCAAGCGGGTATCATCTCCAAGCAGACCGCGACGCAACACCTCGCGAATATGTTCGGCGTGAAGGATGTGGGAGCCGAGCACGCGAAGATCGACGCCGAAGCCGACGCGGCCATGAACCGCGAAGGCGCAAGCCTAATGGGGGGCAAGTCCGGCGACGCTGGGGACATGGACGACGGCGCCGAAGGCACAGAAGCCGTTGACGCCGTGTACCAGCAACTCGCCGATGACTTCGAGCCCAAAGCGATCGAGTGGGTGCATGAGGTCGATTGGGAAGGCCCGACCGATGTGCCGCTTGAAGAAATCGACTTCTCGGGTCAAGACGCGTGGGCAGCGTCGAAACATGAGGCGAAAGTCAATAAGTTCGCCAAGAAGATCAGCGACGGGTTCAAGAAGCCGGCGATCCTGGTCAAGGGTCCCGATGGCGGCAAGTATCGCGTGGCTGACGGGCATCATCGTGCGCTGGCCTACAAGCAACTGAATAAGCCGGTGCGTGCGTACATCGCGACCGTCGACAAGCACGGATTTGCGGCTGCGATGGAGATGCATTCTAGCCAGAAGGTCCAAAGCTAAGCACGGCAGGCCATGAAAAAGAACGCCGCGCTTGCCGCCTTCCTGCTTCGTCGTCACGCCGAGGTCAAACGAGTCAAGCGGCGCCATGTGCGGCAAGCGGTTGCGAAGATTCGACCCCATCGCGACGGCTTGGTTACGATGCTAGAGCGCTGGGCGATTGACGGCAAGCTGAACAACGCCAATTCACACGCGGCTCGCACGTGGGCGATCATGACCGCGGCGGCGCTGGGCCTCATTGCCCGTGAATCAGTTGCTAGTGCATCCAGGGAGACGTCGCAACTCGCCGGCAATCACTTGACGCGGCTGTCTCGCATCGTTGAACGCGAGTTTGACGCGGCTCCATTGGGGCATACCGAACGCGGTTATGAGGCGTCGCCCGAGCACCTGGCCGCGTTGCAAGCTAACTTCGTAGGCACCACAAGGACCGGCACATACTCGCGACTGCTCAAGGTGGCCGGCGCAGTTGTTCTTGACTTGGCGCTCGACGAGTTCGCCGAGTCACTGGACAGCAAGGACAGCAACGAAGATATAGCTAGCGCGTTGTTCGCTCCGATTGAATCGCGCACCGAGTTGTACATCGTCACCGAGTCCGGCATCGCTTACAACCGGGCGCTACATGCCGACGTCGTTGGGCTCGGTTATATGAAGCGCTGGGACACCGAAGGTCACGGTTGCCAGAAGATTTGCACACCCGCCGACGGTCAGATTCGCCCGATGGGTGAGAACTTCGACATGGGCGACGGTGGCACGACTGGCTTCCCGCCGGCTCATCCGCGGTGTGACTGCTCTTGGATTCCATGGCGACGCGAGTGGATGAGCGCCGCCGAGTTTGACGACCTAGCCGCATAATCCGAAACGCCCGCGGACCGAATCGGGCGCACATTCCCGAATAGGGAAGGGAACCAGTATGGCAAACGAGCAGAATCCTCCGAATAACGCCCCGCCCGCTACTGAGACGACCGCGGAACCCGCTACACCAAAGTTTATGACCGCAGAAGACTTCAACGGCGCCATGACGGCCCGCGATCGTCGGCTCCAACAGCAGCTTGCCAAGCAGTTCGAGGAGTTCCAGAAGACGCTGTCTGCGCGCTTCATGCAGGCTCCCGCGGCTCCGGTTGACGGTGGCGACGATGGCGAAGGCGTTGCTTCTACTCCAGCCACGCAGCCGGCGATTACGCAGAGTGAGCAGCCGTCGAAGGAAGTCCTTAAGCTCAAAGACGAAGTTGCGCGCATCAAGAAAGAGCGTCAGCGGGAGCGCGAGGAAATCGAGCGCGAGCGTCAAGCGCGGCTCGTCGATGATGCGAATACTCGCGTCCAAGCCGCGTTGTCCGAGGCTGGCTCGTCTGGTCCGCATGCTCGCGCCGCATGGGCGCTGCTGAGCGCGGAAGGGCGCATCAAGCGCAATGAGCAGGGCGAGGTCTGTATCGAGTTGCCCCGTACCTATCTTGGCAAGACCGAGCCCGAGCTTGTGCCGCTCAAGGAAGCGATCCCCGAGTGGTTGAATTCGGACAGTGGCAAACTTTTCATGCCGCCGCGTGGTGGCGGCGAAGGTTCGGGCACCGTTGTGCGTGGTAGTGCTCCGCGTACTGGCGCGCCGCTGTCCAAAGAAGAAGCAAAGCGTGAAGCGCAGAAGGCGCTGACCAGTTTCGTTCTTGGCGGGCGATAGTCGTTCGCTGAATCAATAGGTTTCTAGTTTCTAGTTTCGAATACTCACGGCACGCATTTACTGCGTAGTCGAACGGTCTCCTATGAGGCTGCACGCCTGGCGCGGCGTATAGGCGCAATGCAACCAAGAGAAACCAGGAGAAAGCCTCATGTCGTCTATTGCCTTGTCGGATATTACCTCAGCGCTTGCGACGCTGTTCGAAGATCAGCTCGTCGCCCAGTGGA